ATGGCTTGTAATAAGCCAAGACGAACTCCGTCCCATGCTAAGAAGTCTCATGTAGTTAAGGCTTGTGAGGGTGGGAAGGAGAAAGTTATCCGCTTTGGTGAACAAGGTGCTAGCACTGCTGGTAAACCCAAGTCTGGCGAGTCTGCTAAGATGAAGGCTAAGCGCAAGTCGTTTAAGTCCCGACACGGCAAGAACATCGCTAAAGGCAAAATGAGCGCAGCCTACTGGGCTGACAAAGTTAAGTGGTAGGAGGCTGTTATGGCTGGTTGTAAAACTAAAAAAGATTCGCGCGGGGGCGTTACGACCTCAACAGGTAGAGGCACAGGCACAGGCGGTGGCTCATCGGCAACGCCGAATGTTCGGGGCAGGACGACCTCAACAGGTAGGGGCGTTACGACCTCAACAAGTAGAGGCACAGGCACAGGCGGTGGCTCATCGGCACCTACGGCAACGCGGTCGGTAAGGCCACAACCACCACAACGGCCAGCGCCTAAGCCAGTTGACGAAACCGGATATTTCAATGGTAGGAAAGCGAGTCAGATAAAATCTGCTATGCGGAATAACCCGTTTCCAAAAATAGGTAATGACCTAGTAAAGATGAAAGCTGGTGGCTGTGTTCGCGGCGATGGCATCTGTAAGAGAGGTCGCACTAAGGGTCGCATGGTATGATGAAGTGCCGAGGCATGGGCAAAATGAAGCCCGTAGCGTTTAAGAAGGGCGGTACGGTCAAAGATGATTGTTACCGCAAGGTGAAGGCGTCGTACAAAGTCTTCCCTTCTGCGTACGCCTCGGGTGCTATCGCCAAGTGCAGGAAGAAGAAAGCCAGTGGCCGTTCGTAAGACGGAGAAGGGCAAAGCCCTAAAGCGCTGGTTTAAAGAGGACTGGAAAGACGTCAAGACCGGCAAGGCTTGTGGACGTAAAAAGGGCGATAAGCGGGGAACCCCGTACTGTAGGCCGACTAAGAAGGTCTCTAGTAAAACGCCTAAGACCTCTGGTGAAATGACTGCGGCAGAGAAGAAGTCCCGAATAGCGCAGAAGAAGCGCCTAGGGCAACCGGCAGGCAAACCCAAGCGTGTAACACCGCTTAAAAGGAAGAAATAATGGCTACATCCGGCACTGCAACGTTTAACATGGACTTCACCGAGATTGCGGAAGAAGCGTGGGAACGTGCCGGTAGAGAAATGCGTTCTGGTTATGACCTGCGTACTGCTCGCCGTTCCATGAACCTGCTGACTATTGAGTGGCAGAACCGTGGCATTAACATGTGGACTATTGAGGAAGGTACGCTAAACCTCGTCCAAGACACTGCTACTTATGCCCTCCCTGCCGATACTATAGACCTGCTTGAGCATGTAGTTCGCACGGGTGATGGCAGTGTTACTACGCAGTCTGATCTAAACATCACGCGTATCAGTGTCTCTACCTACTCCAGCATCCCTAATAAGCTAAGCCAAGGCCGCCCTATACAGCTCTACGTAGATCGCGGACAGGCTAACCCCTCTGTGACTGTGTGGCCTGTACCAAACCAAGGGACTGACGTTTCCCCCTTTTATATTCTTAAGTACTGGCGGATGCGTCGTATACAGGACTCAGGCACAGGCGTTAACACCGCCGACGTTAATTTCCGTTTCTTGCCCTGCCTCGTTGCAGGGCTTGCGTATTACATAGCACAGAAAGACCCAGAATTAATGCCTCGCCTGCCCATGCTACAGGCCGAATATGAGCGCCAGTTTGAGTTGGCGGCGGGGGAAGACAGGGAAAAAGCAACGCTTAGCTTGGTGCCGCGTATACACGGCGTGAGGTAGACATGAGCTACACGTATGCGTCTGGGCAAAAAGCAATCGCAATATGCGATGTTTGCGGCTTTCAATACAAGTTACGGCAGCTTAAAGAGCTGATTGTTAAGGGAAATAAGACTAACATTAGGGCCTGTCCCGAGTGTTGGAACCCAGATCAGCCACAGAACAGATTAGGGGAGTTTCCAGTTGAAGACCCCCAAGCAATACGAAACCCACGACCAGACTCTGCGGAGTTGGTAGCAAGCAGGGATATTCAATGGGGCTGGGACCCAGTAGGGCTAAGCGACCCGTTTGGACTTACACCAGACAATTTGGAAGGCAAAGGTGCCGTAGGACAAGTCACGGTAACCATAAGCTAGGAGATCGAAATGAAAACGAAGTCAAGATCAAACGTAAAAGTACCCAAGGTAATAGAGTTCCCGAACGAGCCTGTAATGTACAAAGTAGCCGACTGCTGCAATCAACCGCCAAAGGACATGAAGACTAGCGGTGTTAAGATGCGTGGCGTAGGTGCGGCCACTAAGGGTACTATGGCCCGAGGCCCAATGGGTTAAGGAGTAGCAGGTGAATTACACCGAGCTTAAAACGAACATAGAAGATATATGCGAGCAGTCGTTTACCGATGAGCAGCTTGCTATGTTTACGGATCAGGCTGAGCAGAAGATTTATAACACTGTTCAGATTCCTGCACTGCGTCGTAACCAGACGGGTAACCTGACTTCTGGAAATAAGTACTTGGTGTTCCCGACAGATTTCTTGTATTCGTTTTCTTTGGCGGTTATTGACGGTGATGGCAACTACGAGTACTTGCTAAATAAGGATGTGAACTTCATCCGCGAGGCTTACCCCGGACCTTCAAGCACGGGCACGCCAAAGCATTACGGTCTTTTTGACGATACAGCGTTTATCATAGGCCCAACACCAGACGCATCGTACGAAGTTGAGTTACACTACGGCTATTACCCCGAGTCTATTGTTACTGCGGGTACTACGTGGCTTGGCGAGGAGTTTGATTCTGCGCTGTTAAACGGTGCTTTGGTCGAGGCAATACGCTTTATTAAGGGCGAGCCAGATATGGTTCAGCTTTATCAGAGCATGTATGTAGACGCTATGGCGCTACTCAAAAACTTAGGGGACGGCAAGATGCGGGAAGATATGTACCGCTCTGGTCAACTCCGTATAACCCCGCGTTAATTTAAGAGGAAACACAAATGGCTATTTCACAGGCTATGGTTACATCGTTCAAAGTTGGCATCCTTGACGGGACATTCGACTTCAGCAGCGGCACAGCACAAACATTCAAAATTGCTCTGTTTACTTCAGCAGCTTCGTTGGATGCGGCTACTACTGCGTATTCTGCGACTAATGAGGTTGCGGGCACGGGTTACGTAGCGGGCGGAAATACACTGACTATTTCTACAAACCCCACGTCTACTGGCACTACAGCGTTTTTGGACTTTGCGGATACTACGTGGTCTACAGCGACTATTACGGCTCGTGGCGCGCTGATCTATTTGGCTGACGGCGGCACTAACCCTGCTGTTGCGGTTCTGGACTTCGGTGCGGACAAGACCTCTACTGCGGGCGACTTCACTATTGTGTTCCCTGCTGCTGATGCGAGTAACGCGATTATCCGTATCGCGTAAAATGAGGTTCTCCCATGGTAACGCTAGTAAACAGAGCAAAAATGTCTACCCCCACTACGGGGACGGGCACGCTGACCTTGGGTACGGCGGAAACGGGGTTTCAATCATTTGCGGATGCGGGCGTAGCGGATACTAACGTCGTCCGCTATGTGTTGGAAGAAGGCTCTGATTTTGAGATAGGAACAGGGACTTACACTGCTTCTGGGACTACGTTGAGCCGCACTCTTATTGAAAGCTCCACAGGCTCCCTCTTAAGCCTTACGGGCCAAGGCGTAGTATTTCTTACCGCAGTAGCCTCTGACTTACAAAATGCGGCGAATGTAGACCAAGGCGTTTCTACTACCGATACTCCAGAGTTCGCAGGAGTTACCGTAGGTGGGTCAGACGTACTTGTAGATACGGACATAGGCGTTACTGTTCAGGGTTATGACGCAACTATTGTTGTAGACGCCGATATAGGTATAACTGTTCAGGGTTATGACGCCAACACTACTACGTCTACCAACACTCAAACACTTACCAACAAAACTGTTCGAGACACGGTATACGCACTTACAGGCACCGCCCTTGACGCTACTAATGGTGCGGTTCAAACTAAGACTTTAGCCGCTAATACAACCTTCACAGACTCTTTAAGTTCTGGCGACGCTATTATTTTAATGTTAGATGCCGGAGCAAGCTACACGGTAACTTTCCCTACTATGACGTGGGTAACTGCCGGAGGCAATGTCGCGCCTACTCTAACAGCCAACGACACATTGGTGTTTTGGAAAATATCTACCACTCTGTATGGAGCCTATACTGGGAGCTATACTTAATGGCTAAGATAGCCTACGCACTTGCTGCCGCTGCGGGGAACGCGGCGGGTTTTGAAGTTGAATTTTTTGGGTACAACAGGATAAATTGGGGCGCACCAACTGGCACAAATAATACGATTTCCTTCCCATCTGGTACTCAAGTAGGGGATGTAGCTATTTGCATGGGCTTATCAAATAATGGCTCAGCTCCTTACCCGTCCGGATGGCTTGGTGGGGCTACGTATAACAGCACATTTGAAGCGCAAATATCGGCTAAAGTATTAGACTCAACAGATATAAGTGCAGGGGTTGTGCAATATACAGACTCTACTAGAACAGATAGTGAAACCGCTCCGTGGAAAGCAGGGTTTGTTGTTGTTTTCAGGCCAACGGCAGCCGTAAGTATATCGTGGCGAAGTGCAACAGCGCAGGGGGGTACTGGTAGTATAACTTTATCTAGTTCTACTACCCTTTATTCTGTAGATGTTGCGTCAATGGAGTCGTATGCAACGGAGGTTATTGGTTCTATAAGTGGAACTTGGGACTATTACGTAGGGTATAACCCGGCTAGTCGTATGAATAGTCAGTTTGCGTATCTATTTAATACTTCGTTAGTTGGGGGTAAAACCATTTCGTTTGGTGCGTCGGGGCGTTCTGTTTATGACGTTACAGCGGCAGGACGACTCGAAATAAGTGAGGCATAAAAATGTACGTAAAAGCAACAAACAACACAGTGGACGCCTATCCTTATTCTATTGAGCAGTTGCGGGTAGATAACCCTAGTACATCTTTTCCCGATGGCATGTCTGTAGAACAACTAGCAGAATGGGATGTACATCCAGTAACCATAGCGGCGGACCCTAACTACGACCCGCTAACCCACAAGATACAACAGGCGGCTGAACCAGTTTTAGTAGACGGAGCGTGGGTAGTATCTAAGACAGTTGTAACTTTGACCGCTGAAGAGATACAAGACAACTCGGATGCCGAAGCAGCGTTAATTAGGGGTAAAAGAGACAAACTATTATCCGAATCAGACTGGGTAACAGTAAAAGCAGTTGACCAAAACGCACAAGATGGCTTGGGTATACAGGTACCTCAAG